CGAATGGTGTAGTTCATCCCAGTGTCCCGTTCGTATGTATCAGGTAGTAATTGAACAGATGAGGAAGAACGCGGCATTGATTGCCTATGGTTAATCCAGACTATATTGTTATCACATTGGCTGTAATCTACTTTGTGTTACTCATACTTATTTTGTGAAAGTTTAAGGGTAAAGGAGTTGTTATAATTGTTTGATATTCCTCATATTAATGAAGGCGAAAAGGTTATAATTTATGTTTCAGAACGCGAGCGCGGACCAAGTCAATTGGAGACAGAACTCGTGTTAGAGGGAATTCCTTATACAGTTGTCACTGTGAATAGAGAGGTATCAAAAGATTTGTTCCGACTGGGTTTAAATATCCACCGTCTGCCCATATTGCAAGTAGGAGATAAATTCTATAAGGGGCGCTTTTGATTGAAATTCCTCATATCAACAAGGGTAAAAAAGTTGTCTTATATACTCTTCCCAATTGTCCGAACTGTGTAATACTTAAGAATAAACTCGACAAGATGAGAGTGCATTATACAACAATGCGACTCGATACCCCAGAAGGTCTTACTGAGTTAAGGTCAAATGGGTGCTTCTCCATGCAAGCGCCAATACTTCAAATTGGCAAGGAATTCTTCGTGAATTTATCATGACTGACGAAAAAGTTGTAAACTGCCCAACATGCAACCAGCCAATGGAAGTTATTGGCAGGACTGGTGTACTGTATTGCTCACATTGTGGAATGATGTTAGTGAGGAAAAGGCCGCGGGGTCATAGCCCTTATTAACAAATGAATTATTTTGGGTGTGTAAAAGAACTAGGTGGTGCAAATCCACCAACATACGTTATGATTGAAGAAATTGAGTATTGTCCTGAGTGTACGTGGTCGATGATTTATGACTATTTCCCAGGAAATAATGGACTCGTACTTGTAGCATGGTGTTCGCATTGTGGATATTTAGGGAAGGTGGCTAACTATGGTTGTTCCTAAGCGCGGAAGGCCACATAAACAAATAGATATGGATGTGTTAAAAGAGTGCGCTAAAATTCAATGTACATTGGCCGAAATAGCCGCAGTTTGCAAAATAAGTTTGGCGACGCTTGAACACGATGAGAACTTATTGCAGATTGTTGAGGAGGCTAGAAAGGATGGGGTGGCCTCCATCCGTCATATGCAATGGCAGTCGGCTGCGAAGGGTAGTACTGACATGCTCAAATGGATTGGCAAACAGTATGCCAAGCAAGCCGATAAAATTGAAAATAAAAATGAAGACCGAGTCACTATCGTCATATCGGGCGATGATGCCAACGTGTAATACATATGACCTTTAGTAAGACATCCGACCAAGTGGCCGCAACTAAATTACTTGCGTCGGGTGCCAAGTATAATCTTTTATATGGTGGGAGTCGAAGTGGAAAGACGTTCCTCTTGGTCTATGTTACTATCATCCGAGCACTTAAGGCACCCGATACTCAACATGCTATTTTTAGATTGCACTTCAATCACGCTAAGCAGAGTGTTTTTAACGAGACTATTCCCAACGTTATGCGTTTATGCTTTCCCAATCTTCCTGTCACTTATAACCAGGTAGATTGCACTATTACTTTTCATAACGGTAGTTCTATAGTGGTGGGGGGTCTAGATGACAAGGAACGTACCGAAAAGATTCTTGGTCTTGAATTCTCAACTATCTACTTAAATGAAGCATCTCAGATACCCTTCGCATCATTTCAATTAGCCCAAACGCGTCTTGCCCAGAAGAGTACATTACACAACAAGTTCTACGTTGACTGCAATCCACCCACTAAGTCGCATTGGATATATAAGTTCTTTATAAAGAAGATTGACCCAGTGGCCAATTTGCCTCACGCGCACCCCGACAACTACGTCAACATGCGCCTTAATCCAGAGGGGAATCGAGTTAACCTATCAGACGATTACATTACGGATGTATTAGGCAACTTATCCGAACGCCAACGCAGACGCTTCTTACTGGGTGAGTTCTTAGATGATAACCCGTATGCACTATTTAAGCAGGCCAACATTGATGCTAATCGTCTATCCACACACAAAGGCCTGCGATTTACTCGCGTGGTTGTTGGGGTAGACCCCGCGGTTACTAGTATCGAGTCTTCTGACTCTACGGGTATTGTTGTATGCGCAACCAGTGATAATGGCCATTACTACGTTCTTGCTGACTATACTTGCAATGCCAGCCCTCTAGTATGGGCGGGTGAAGTAATCAAAGCCTATCACACGTGGAAGGCAGATAGAGTAATTGGTGAAGTAAATAATGGAGGCGACCTCATTGCTACCACACTGCGCACAATTGAACCAACGATACCGTTTAGACCCGTGCACGCGACTCGTGGGAAAGCGATTCGCGCTGAGCCGATTGCGGCACTCTATGAACAGGGTAAGGTCCACCACGTGGGGGCGCTCACCGAACTGGAAGACCAGATGTGCGAGTGGGTTCCCAACGACCCTAAAGCAGGAAGCCCCGATAGGATGGACGCTATGGTGTGGGCAATTACTGAACTTATGTCACGCGGTAAGATGTCGTATAGTATCATAGGAGGAGCAAGAGGATGAAAGTCATAGAAATGATTAAAGGTGAAATATGTTAGAGTATATAAAGCGTTTACTTGCTGCTCCCGAGGATACGGTTACACCGCAGCCAAAGACCGAAATTGTTGGTGGGGCATCAGACGGAAAGCCCGAATACATGCGTCAAGGTATGTTGTCTCCCGAAGAGTCACACCTTAAATGCGTTAAGAAGTGGCGCAAGATATATAGACGTGGTGGCCCCGCGGCCACATGTGTCGATGTATTCCCCCAGTTCGTACTGTCAAACGGATATGAGTTCTGTGCAGATAAAGAAGACAAGGCACTTAAAGAGAAAGTCGAAGAATGGGCCGACCAGGTCCATGTTAACTTTGACCAAGTTCTTTGGCAGGGTATACTCGATGCAGTAATTTGTGGCACTGCATTCCAGGAGATTATTCCGGACTCGGGTCAATATGGCGTATGGGGTATTGTTCCGCGCGATGCATCCTCATTCAGAATGGTCTATGACAAGTATGGTAGAGTAACCTCATACGAACAAATCGTAGATGAGGGTATGGGGGGGTTGAACGAACGAGTAGTTAAAATCCCACCCTTATCATTACTTGCTCTTAGTATATTTCCCGTACCTGGAGAGATGTATGGTGCATCTCTTGTCGAGCGCGCATACGATGATATTATGCGCGACGCGGATATGATTGAGTCAATTACCTGTGGAGTTCATAGACACGGTACAGCAAAGAATCACGTACGAGTTGGTATACCGGGGGAATCGATTGGAGCGATTGACCTATCTGACATTAAACGAATGTACGAAAAAGTTGGGGCCAAGAACGACTGGATTACAGATGCAAACGTTGAAATACGTGCAATTGACTCAACGCTCTCCAACTTGGAATCTTATTCGAACATTACGCTACAAAGACTCGCTGCTGCATTTGGTATACCAGACGAATTGCTCGGTCTTGGCCGTGGAAGTACTGAAGCAACTGCAGCAGTTAGAATTCGAGCGTTTTTTGGGACTATCACAACACTGCAGAACATTGTGGCGCGCACTTATAGCCAGAATGTCATTGACCGCATCACAGGTGTACCCGGGGCTGTCTGGTTAGAATTCAATGAAGTATCAGACGAATCGTTCTTTAAGTATGCATCCGCGATTGCTTCACTACGTACAGGAATGGACCCAGACGCAGTAGTCCCAGCAGAGTGGGCACGAGAGAAACTGGGTATTCCAGAAGAAGATGACCCTCTTAAGCAGGGTATGGACGAGATGCGATTTAAGGAGATAGTCCCCAAATCTGTGGAATCACCAATGTTGGAAGAACTTCCCGATATGAAATTGCAATAAAGTAATACTGCACCCCACTAGTGCGTATCACTCTGATACGGAAAGCGTATCACTCTGATACACTTTTACGACGAAAAAGTGGCTATCATGTATATCAGTATATTATTAAATATGCAGTGGAACACGTGGGTTTAAACACGCATTTCCAGTGGAGAACTAATGACAATACCAATTCGAAAAGACCCAGCGGGATTTAAATCTACAGAGTTGCGCAATGCCCGCATCCTTGTGGGGCTAGTAACCGATTTTGAAGAGTTGGTCTTACTCATGTTTGAACGTAAGGGTCGGGCACTCGCGACACCTTTAACCCACAAACTTATAGAACTCACTCTGGGTGTATCCACACCCGCATTTAAAGATATTGACTTTAAAAGTTTTTACAAGAACATAGAAGTCATTGAGGATTACATTGATAAGAACGCCGTGGGGGTGGCCTCTCGAAAGATATCTGAGTCTTCAATTCAACATGGCCAGGAATGGGCAGATAAGTCACTATCCCGCTATGGCATCATAACCACACAGGCCCAATACACGAACACCAAGCCCTTTTATTTACCATCCGAGCAGAAAATGATTAGTATGTACAAGGAGCGCATCCAAAGCGAAATAAGAGGCCTTACATCATACCAGTCTACACTTATCAAACGTGAAATAACGGCTGGGTTTAAGAACGGGGAAACTGTCACCCAGATTGCCAACCGGCTCGGGAAAATAACAGAGATGTCTAAGAGTAAAGCCATCACCATCGCGCGTACCGAAACATTAGCCGCAGGTAATGCAGCAGCAACAGAGCGATATAAAACTATGGGTATCGAACGTGTAGAGTGGATAGCAGCCCTGGATGATGCAGTGTGCCCAGAGTGTGAAGACCTGCACGGTCAAATGTTCGATATAGGAGACACACCCGATTTACCCGTGCACCCCAATTGCAGATGTACAACAATTCCAGTAATAACATTAGAGGAATAATATGGCAGTAAGACGATACACTAATGGTAAGAACATCATCGAAGTATTTGATGGTGAGCAAGGCCCAACTGGGCCCAAGGGTGATATCGGACCAACGGGTCCAATGGGACCTCAGGGCGTAGAAGGCAGCCCAGGTCAGGAGGGGCCACGAGGGAGAGATGGACACACCGGCCTGCAGGGTGACACTGGTCTAAAGGGTGATAAGGGTAACCCAGGTCAGAATGGGGTTGACGGTGCCGATGGTGCACAAGGCCCCAAGGGTGATAAAGGTGATAAAGGTGATAAAGGTGACCCCGGTCGTCACGGTGTAAATGGCCGTGATGGGAAGAACGGAAAGGATGGGAAAGACGGAAAAGATGGCAAACCTGGGGAACGTGGGTTACCTGGAATGAGTGGTGGTGGAGGTGGAACAACAATCGACCTTCAATTACTCCCAGAAAAGACTACTCCAGTAGACGCGGACCTTGTTCTCATATCAGACTCTGAGAGTGTCCCCCAGTGGCAGAAGAAGAGTATCCTCTTTAGCCAGGTCGGGGGAGGAAGTGGGGGTATCGCCGAAGTCTTCGATGACAAGTCCCCACGGTTGGGTGGGGATTTAAAATGCCTTGGCGAAACCATCACGGGCACATCACTGCTTCAGATAACACAGCCAGACGCACCTGTAATTGGGCCTGCCCTCGTAACAGGAAACGATAGTACGTTTAATGGTCCAGGCAACTGGACGGTAAATGCAACGTGGTTGATTAGTGGCGGTAGTTATCATCACACTGCTGGTCTCGGACAAACCAGCCTACCTACTGTTGTTCCCGAGATTGGAAAATGGTATAGGCTTATTATATATCTAACCACAGTAATAGCGGGGAAAGTATCCACATCGTTTGGTGGAGCAACATATGCTGACATTTATACTGTAAATGATAACAAGGTGATTTACGTGGCTAGTAAAGCCACAACAAACGGTGTCCTCACACTCATCCCAAGTTCGGATTGGGTGGGTTCAATATCTACAGTTTTAATCAATGAAATTACACCCTCAACTGCAGCAGAAATTATAAACGCGCAGAGTGAGACGGGTACCCCTATTGAGTTTAGGGCTGATAAGGCGAATAGCATTGGTATTGGTTTCCAAGCACTCCAGATGGGGGGTGATGAGTGCAACACAGCAATCGGGTCTTCGGCACTTGACCGCTTGGTTACTGGACATAGAAACACCGCGATTGGGTATCGTGCCTTACAGCATCAAGCGACCGGTAATTATAACACAGCTGTAGGGGCAAGTTCTCTGGAGTATGGGACGACGGGTGGATATAATACCTCCATTGGAGCCCTCTCTCAACAGTTTAATATTTCGGGGAGTTATAACTGCTCAGTTGGGTATCAGGCCCTTAAAGGTGAAAGTCTTGGGAGTGGTTGTGGAAATCATAATTTAGCGATTGGCCCGTTTGCATTAGCTAGAATATTTGACGGTTCCAATAACTGTGTAATAGGCTCTACGGCTGCTCAGAATCTAAGCTCAGGTTCATACAATACCATTATAGGGACATATTCTGGGAACGCTATTGAGTCGACTTCTTATAACATCCTAATTGGGTATAAAGCGGGTAACCTCGGGGCGCTGTCAAGCAAACTCATCATCGATTCCTACACGCGCACCAGTGAAGCAGACACCCTTGCGAAGGCACTAGTCGTAGGAAATCTTGCGGCTGATGTCGCAAACCAATCTATTCAATTCAATGCAGCGTCAACAATATTAGGAGGCAACCTTCTCATATCCGACAACAACAAAGTAATGCTCGGAACTGGTCAGGATATGACCATCTATTACAATGGAACGAGTGGATTCATTAACCTTGGAGGAGTTGCGCCCAGCAACTTACACGTAATAACAGGTGCAGGAAAAACATTGATATTAGATACACCTGTGTATGAGAATATATCTGGAGCACTATATTCAGAGGGTATAAATGTGCCAACAGATATTTTGTACAATTGTGGGCTGGCTGGTGGAGTCAACGAACCCTTCATGGGTTTCTCTGTTGGTAGTGTCATCTGTGCTACATTTTTAACTCCACACAGTGCGAAGTTGAATTCTCCAATTGAAATACACTTTAATTATATGTTACAAAACACATCTAACATCGGGGATATGCATACGTGGACACTTGATGTTGTTACAGCGGGTATCAATGAAGTATATACAGTAGTACCCGGGTCGCCATTTACAGTGTCGTCTGTGGTTGCGGCTGATGATGATAAGACATATCGTGCGTTATCAGTTGCTACAATTCCCGCCAGTAATAGTACAGTGAATACAAAAATCCTGTGTAAATTGAGACGTGTCGCGAGTGTTGGTAATGGGGAAGTTCATAGAGATATGGGGTCCCCCATTGATCCACCACCCATTTTGATTGATAGTGAGTATTCAGGACAGGTGTACGTGAGTACGATTGATTGTAGGTATCAGATTGACACCTTTGGTAGTCGTACAATTACGGGGAAATAGTTGGAGGCACTATGACTTTACAAGTAAAATATATGTTTTGGTGGTATAAATGACGGGGTCCGCAACTCCTACATTTGTGGTGAAAGCAGATGTTGACGACAAGGTACCTGGATATCTAGTTAATAAAATCGATGGGACCACAATTGTTTTAAACAGTAATGATAAACTTGTTGCGAATGGAGGGTCGTCGCCAACATATACCGTGAAGGCCGATGTTGATGACGCATCACCCGGATATTTGAGTGAGAAGATTGATAACACCACAATTACGCTTAACAATAGCAATCAACTCGTAGCAGGTCCGCGCCCGATGCTTGTTAAGACCATGGATTTTGATTTGGACGCCACCTGTCTTAATCAAACAGTAAAAGTAGATTCCCAAACAGATATCACTGCGACCTTGGTGGCTGCGAACAGCGTGCCCTCAGGTTCGTGGATTCGTGTTATTAATACAAATCTCGGGCTTCTTACTATTTCTGGATCCATTGGTGACCGAAACAATCCAAAACTAAATGTGAATAATACAGCTACTTTTATGTCTACCGGGGGGTCATGGCAGTGGGCTGACAATACAAATTTACCAGCAAACCCCACATTAAGAATTACGGAGACCCAAAGCTTGTCAACCTCATATCTCAATCGGACAATTGTGTTCGATGGTACTGCGAGTTCATCCTTAACTCTGCCACCTGCGTCTAGTGTGCCTGATGGTTCATGGTTTGGGTTTGTGAATATTTGTACTTATCCTTGGAAGATTTTAGGTGAGGTTAATGATGAGACCGAGATCAACCTTTGGAGATTTAGTAGTACGAAAATTGTATCAAGCAATAATTGGTGGTATAGTGTGTGATGAGAATAATGGAGGATAAGAAAATGAAAGCACCAAGGTATCTGGAGGAGAAATCGTCTCATTCTATAGATGAAGAAATGGCAGCGAGAGCAAAAAAGGCTATAGACAAAAAGTATAGTACGGGAGACCTGTCATTACTTGACACTGAAGCGCGCATCTCGGCTCTTGAGACAGCACTCGCCGCCCATTTGAGATATCATTTTGGCGGGGTGACACCACCAAAATGACTGAACTTACCAATCCGAATGTTACTCCCAAAGAGGTACCAGTTGTGCAAGACCTGGCCTCAAGTGTACAACCCACTCGGATGCTTGCAATCGCGTTCAAGAAATCCCAGATGATACGGGAAGATGATGGTCTTCTCGTCAAGGATGTCCCCATGCTTGCAGCAGGGACGTGGACAGATAGTGCAGTACAAACCGCACTGAACTACCCAGAGCGCACACTCTCCAAGTATGCAGCGAACTGGTCTGATATGTCGGGCTGGGCGCGGCATGCGGGGAGTGTTCCAAGAGATGCAACTGATAAGGTTGCCGAATTGCGCAACCCGCGGTTTCAGGATGGTGCGGTCATGGGTGATATTTTCATTCACGGCTATACGCAGAAAAGCCGCGATATGATTGAACTCGTTAAGCGCAGACTTATCAGCATGGTCAGTGTCGAGCACACGGGAGATGAAAGGTATAACACCTCGACCCGCCAGTTGGAAGCAGAAACTTTAAACTTCTCTGGCTTTGCATTCGTCAACAAAGGCGCATGTAAACTCTGTAGAATCAACGAGACTCCACAGGTTAGTGTAAGCGAACTAGTCGTAGCACCCCAGGTGGTACAGGAAAATACAATGGAATTGAAAGAACTAAAGGCACGGGTGGATGAGTTGTCGAGGAGATTGGCAGAGCAACCAGTGGTTGTACCTACTCCCGTTAATGAACTCGCTATTGATAATTCAGTCCTTCTGGCGGCACAGGCACAAGCCCAGGCAGCCAATGATAAAATTGCGACGCTTGAAGTACAGTTGAAGCAGGCAATGTCTCAACCGGCCCCCGTTGTAGTTGCAGAAAAGAAGATAGTAGAACACGTCGAACCATCCGTCATTCATGACAGACGTAATGGTACAATCAGGATGAACTAATATGGCAGTAACAACTCCCGCAGCATTTGACCCGAAACCGCGGGCTCTCGGAACCGTAATTGATATGATTGCTGGCAGCGCAATTCTCGCAGGTCAGACAGTAACTTTCAACGCAACCGGCGTCGATTGGACCGTAATCCCCACTGATGCAGATACCTCTCTCGCAGCACCTATGATGGGCGTTGCACTCTACTCACAGGCAACTGTTGGTGGGTCTATTGCAATCGCATCTCTTGGTAGTATTGTCAAGGTTTGTGAAGGGGCAGGTTTAGCAATCGATGCGGGGGACTTTTTAATGGCATCCTCTGCAGCAGGGTGTGTCGTCACGGCAACCGATGCTGTAGACGCATCATACTTAGGAATTGCAGTAACTGATATCGCGGCCAATAGTACTGGATATGCACTTATTAATATGCAGTATGCAGCCAAGGGAGGATAATTATCATGACAGGATTTGAACAGACTCGTATGCTTGCTGAACTTCTTAGGATGGATAGCATGGGAGCAGTAGAACTTAAACGCGCAGTACAGAAGAATATTCCCCGCGAACTCTCAGTGGTTACGCTTGACGGTAATCTCGCCAACGCTCGTGAGCTGCTTGTTTCGGAAGGTATCCAGGCATCTGGTATGATTCCAACCCAGGTTTACGCAACCATTCTTGAGGGTGCAGAACCCGCCAAGTGTATGAGGGAAGTCTTCCCAACTTATACGATGTCCTCACAGGTTCTCAAAATCCCCGTTGGGGAATCTGGAACCTATGCACCCAAGGTTGCGGAAGGTGCTGAAATCCCCATGCAGGACCAGACATACACCCCTGTGACTTTCACTGCAACCAAATATGGTGTTCGTCCAGCCATTACTCGAGAAATGATTGCCGACGCTTCGTTTGACGTTATTGCTGCTGAGATTCGTAAGGCGGGTTATCGTATGGAGAACGCCTACAACTACCTTGCTATGGAACAGTTCCTTGCAGTTGCGGGAGATGCTGGAACCTATGAAACCGATTGTGGTGGAAGTGGTGCTACTCCCCTGGCATTCATGGGTAAGGCAATGGGAACTCTCATTGGGCGTGGCTTCCGCCCATCCCATGTTGTAATGGCTCCTGTCTTCTATGGTGCTATCCTCCAGAACGGAGCCGCTCTCGCTAACAACCTTGGTGTCGAGCAGACTCGTAGCGGTGATGTTGGTCAGTTATATGGTATGAGGGCACACATCCTTGGAACAACCCAGTCAACAGTATCCGCAACAAAGACCTGGGCATGGGCTGCAGATGGTAACAAAGGTGCACTTCTTATTGACCCGCAGAGTGCAGCAGCGTTTTCCATTCGTGAAGACATCTCGGTTGAGCAGTATGCTGATCCAATCCGGGACCTTGAGGGTATGGTTATTAAGGCACGCTTCGATTTCGAAGTGATGCTCCAGGCCGCCAGCCAGACTATCCAGTACTGATGGGGTGAAGCACTATGCTTTGCTCCCAGAATAGCGGTAAATACCTATCTGGGACTTGGCACGAGACGAGGTGTCTTGGAATCAAAGAAATAGATTCCATCCCCCCAGAACTCCTTTCTTTCTATGAATTGGATGGAGCCCAAAATGGACCTAATGGGAAACGAAAGATATTCGATAGTACAATGAATATCGGTACTAAACCAATCGACCCGGATAATTATCAAGAGGAAGACTATGACTACAGGTGTAATCCAGAGGTGGACGGGTGAGCTATTGTTCAACAATCGAACTCATTAACATTACTGGAAGTCTTCGTAGTTCTACAATTCTTCAGGCAATAATCGATGAAGCAGACAGACAAGTAACTGCTTACCTCAAGGCGCGTGGTGTTGGTGCATCATCTTGTGATGAAACGAAGTCAGCCTCCCTACTGATTTCACAGGCGGGGCTACTTCGATTCGGGTTACAAGAGGGCTCGTTTCAAGCTTCTACAGGTGACTTTAATTCCAGTGTTAATGTTACTGAAGCTGTAAAAGCTTTAGAGTCGCGAGCCTTTGCAATACTTGACGATTTTATATCAAGACAGATTACACTATCGGTCCCTCGCCGCATTTATATGATGACGACAGGTAGCCGTGGAAGGTGTTAGGATGTTTTCTGCACCTCACACCGCTACGGCACAGAGGATGGTTCAAACATTTAATCTTGGATATGATAATGGAACGTCTGCGTTTACCCCCGGTGCAACTCTTTACGGGGTCACGTCTCGTGCTACCGCCACCATTTTAAGTACCGGGGATATTAATAGTGGTACACTTATTATTTTTGATATTGTTGGTGTGTTCCAAGATAACGAAGTCATCACTGATACCGAAATTCCCGAAAGTTCAATTGAATATACGGTTCCACATGTCAAGCCTAAACTTCCCCAAGGCGAGTCTGCCAGCAGATATAATATCCTATTAAATAATGATGATGAGATTGAATTATCTGGTGCTGGGGTTGGATTTGCAGTAGTTAATGGTAATGTGTCTGAAACTCTTGATGTATATGGGCAGCCTTCAAAAACGCCCGTAACTTCTTTAATTTCATGTAGATTTTTCAATACAGTAGTTTTAGACCCCGTGTCTGGTAAGGTTGTATATAGTGAAGATAATTTAGGTGTAATGTATGGACCAGGAACCAATCTACTTTTAGGTGACACGCTTACAAGTACAGACGCAGGATATGCATTTACATTTACTGTTTCTGGAGTTAAACCCTCAACAGCACTAGGAATACTTCATCATTATACTGCAAAACTCACGAGGGTGTCATGATGTCCTCAGAGGTTTGTGATGGGCATCAAGAGTTACGTGACATGGTCATTGAACTTCGCTCCGATGTAAAACACATTGATGAGAGAATCGGTGAACTTATTGAGATGGTAAAAAATAATAATGAACGAATACACGCTCTTGAAACGTATCAAAATCAAACCATTGGTAAGTTCCGGGGTGTATCTATATCGGCTACTGTGGTGTCAATATGTGTATCAATAGCTGTCTCAATTGTAGCTGTAGTTGTAGGGGGGGTAAGGTAATGGCCCCAATTCGACAGGGGGAAGTATGCGAGATATAACACTATCTTTTATAAATGCACTACTTGCGGATGTGGATATTTATGCAAAAGTATCGACGCGCATTTACCGTGCTGTACTTCCAATAAAACCAACACTACCCGCGATAGTTGTATCTAAGATTGATGATATTAGACCTAATAATACGTGGGAATCATACAGTGTAGCACGCATTCAAGTAACGACATTTGCAGTCAGTGATGGAGATGCAGACGACATATCGGGACTGGTCGTGAATTGTTTGAACCTCGTAACCAACACACTATTGTCGGGGATTATTATTATAGGTATTGAGGATGCCGGGACATTTAGTGACCATAATCCTGGTGCTAGCATCTGGATATATCACAGAGATTTTAAGGTAAAATATTTGTAAGTAAAATTTTGGAGCTGAAAAAATGACATCACAAGCCAAAATGGCAACGGGCTCTATGGTACTGTATAACGGTTCCGTATTTGCCGAGTTGACGGATATCACACCCCCGTCATTCAGTATAGAAAAAGTTGACGCAACCAGTCATGACTCAGTGACTAAGGTATCTATTCCAGGTCTATCGTCCTATGGGGACTTGACGTTCAAGGCGAATTTCGTTAACGACACGACCCAGGCGGCACTGCGTGTACTGGCCATCAATAAAACTGTTGGGACTTGGCGATTTGTATATCCTCCGTCATCGGGTTTGCCAACATATTCTATGAGTGGTTTTGTGTCTGCATACTCGCAGGCCGCCCCGCTTAAGAGTGCTACTGCAAGTCTGAGTGTGACAATCACACCAGTAGAGTCTGTAACAGAGATTACTTCTGCCGGTACCCCTATGACGGGAGTAGTAGTAATCAAGAGTGAAGGTGGTACGGTTTCTCCAACACCGGTGTTTAATCCTCTTACTTATGTATATGACTATACAATGCCTCTGTCTACGGTAGCATCTTTTACGATTTCGCCTACGTCTACAGCAACAACTATCTATGTTGACGGTAACCCTGTAACCAGTGGACAGCCATCTAATCCAATCTCGTATTTGGTTAGTGATTATCCCAGTGGAAGTATAAAATCGGTATTTGTAGTTTGTGACACAGTAAACACCAAGCCTGTGATTTATACTTTGCGGTTTACGAGGGGTACAATGTTAGCAGCTGGTAGCCCTTCCGACCCACCCGTAAATCCACCAACACCACCAACACCACCAACACCACCAACACCACCAACACCACCAACACCACCAACACCACCAACACCACCTGTAGAGCCAGACTACAGTCTCTCTAATGTAGTTGTCACTACTGATAATGAAGGCGTAATATTACCAACAATTGGTGCATTCTCACCCGGGGTTGACTCGTACACTTATAACCTTAAACGGGCAACCGTATCGTTCACAGTTACGCCAACCTCTTTAGCAGAGAAAATCTTAGTTGGTAGCCAACTTGTGGTATCGGGCAACCCTGTTCGTATCCCAATGGCTGTGGATGACTATCCTGTAGGTTCAGGGAAAACAGTATTTATTCGCTGCACCCAGAAAGATGCAGGGAAGACGTATCGCCTGAATTTCAATCGCGAGGCTGAATAATTATATATATAAATTTTTTTGGAGGACCATGATACCTATACGCATCAAACCCGAAGAACAATATATCCTTTCTTATTCCATTGTAGATTGTAAAATATTAGAAATTAGGCACGGGTCCCTATTGCTCTTGTGGTCTCCTAGTAACTTTGGTTATCTTACAGCATCCATCCTCGTGCACGCGGGCGCACACG